GGTACATGACCGAAAAAGAAGCTTTACTGTGGGTGCTGGGCATTCTGGGCAGCCTGTGCGCTGCGGTCATCACCATCGACAAGGTGCTGGACATCATCCACAAGTACGTCAAAAATGCACAGGCCCCCGACGATGCGCAGAACAAGCGCATTGATGCCATTGAAAATCGACTGGCTGCGGTAGAAACCGTTTCCACGCAGCACACCGCGGCCCTTAGACGCGACTTGACGCGATTTGACGGCCTCGATGAAGAAATGCGTCTCGTACTCGTTGGAGTACAAAATCTTTTGGATTCGCAGCTGTCCGGCAACAACCGCGAAGGTATGCAAAAAAGTAAATCCGATATCAACAACTACCTGCTGAAAGGAGTAACAAATCATGGAAGCAATGTTTAACTTTATCCCCGCACCCATCGCACTGGTACTGATGTTCATCGGCTTTGCCGCGCTGGCCGTTGGTGCCATCCGGCTGGGCTACAAACAGTACGTCAAGCAGTGGGCACTGGAGCTCGTAACCATCGCTGAGGACAGCATTATGGGCAGCGGTCAGGGCGCAAAGAAAAAGGCGCAGGTCTTTGCCGCGTTGCGCGGCGCACTGCCGGACTGGCTGAAACCTTTCATCACCGATGAAGTTCTGGACAGTGTGATCGAAAAGGCCGTCAGCATGATGAAAAAGGCACTGGAAAGCAAGAAGCCTACCATCAACAAGGGGTAATTTATGATTGAGCAAAGCGTATCTCTCGCATCCAATGGCGTCGTCAAAGTGCCGGGCTATGAGCAGCTGGTGCGCTTTGGCTACACCAAGAACCGGGGCGTGTACCGCCTTGCCGTCACCGCTTCCGGCGAGTGGGAAGGGCTGGCTATCCGCTGCTTCTGGCACGTGCCGGACGGCAAAGACCCAGCATCCTCGCTGGTGGTAGACGGCTATGTGGCCGTGCCCGCCAGCGTGACCGCTCAGCCCGGCAACGGCTGCGTGACCTTTGAGGGCAGCGACGGCGCAAAGGTGATGACCAGCGCAGACCTGCGGTATCGTGTCAGCGCCAACTCCGGCACAGAGGACGGCACCGAGCCGGAGCCGGGCACCCCTGCATGGCAGCAGCTGGTGGATGCCGTCCACGCCGATGCCACCGCCGCAGAGCAGGCCAAGACCGATGCACAGACGGCAGCACAGCAGGCTGGGGCATCTGCCAAAAAGGCCCTGCAGGCCCTTTCTGACACCATCACCGCCAAAGAGGACGCACTGAAAGCCATCGGTGACAAGCAGACCACCGCCACGCAGGCTGTGGACACGGCCCGGGACAAGGCTCTCCAGCAGGTGGAAGCCTCTACAGAAGCCGCCCAGACCGCCGCCAACGAAGCCGCCACCAGTGCAGGCAGTGCAGACCAGAGCGCTCAGGAAGCCGCTGGCAGTCTGCAGGAGCTGAAGAACGGCATTGCAAGCGGTGACTTCAAAGGCGAGCAAGGCCCTCAAGGCCCCATCGGCCCGGTCGGCCCGCAGGGTGAGCAAGGCCCACAAGGCCCCACAGGTGCTGCGGGTGCCACTGGCCCGCAGGGCGAGACTGGTCCTCGTGGTGAACAGGGCCCGCAAGGTCCTAAAGGAGAGACCGGCCCTGCCGTAGCACTGGACACTACCCTCACCCACGAGGGCGAAGCTGCTGACGCAAAAGCCACAGGTGACGCGATCAGCGCAGTAAAGGCCCGGCAGAACATCCTCACAGGCAGTGAAACAGGCAACCCCATCTCCGTTGACGACGCTTTCCCTGCGCCCCTGTGCGGCCTGACCGTGTACGGTCGGAGCACGCAGGACGGCACACCCACGCCAGATGCACCTGTGCCTATCGTGAGCGCTGGTGATAGTGGGACGATTGTAGTGACATTGAGCGATGGAAAAGGCAAAACACAAACTCTCACCCTGCCCACACCCAACGGGTTGCCCGGCATCCCTGTCACCTCTAGCGGCAACTACACTGACCAAAGCGGCCAGCAGTGGGTGTGCGACGAGGTGGACTTGGAAAAGGGTGTAAAGGTGCAGAGGGTTGGAAAAGCTGAAATTAAGCGTGTAGATGTTAGCAAAGACTCTAAGTGGTATGACGCTAATAAGAGCTATAGCTATGAAGTTACACTATTCACTTCGTTTTTTTTAAACAATGCCGCATTTCAAGCAGCAGAACCGTGTAACAGGTTTATAATGAAAACTTTCAATAGTTTTTATAACCACGGCATAGAAACTGGAGGATTATCGAATCAAAACTACGCAGTATTCAACATTTCTAAAACTCTGGGTATTTGCACAACAGCGGAAGAATTTAAGGCGTGGTTTAACGAGAATGTTGTGCTTTACAAAATTCTCGCCACCCCCATCGAAACTCCGCTCACCCCTGACGAGATTGCCGCCTACAAAGCCATTATCGCTTATGCACCAGACACTGTGGTGCAGGCTGGTGACGGTGCTGGCATCAAGCTGGACTACCAGCGGGATGTAAACATCGCAATCAAAAAGCTGGAGGACGCAGTGGCGTCCATGACCTAAGGAGGTTATTTATGGCTATCAAAAGTAAAGCCCGCCACGATTTGACCCTGCGCTCCATCAAGCGGGAGATCGCCGCAGGGCGTGACGTGGCATACTGGCTGGACAAGGCGTACACCCATCTGGACAGCGGCCTGCTGACGGAGGACGACATCGCAGAGGTGGAAGCCCTTGCACAGGCGTACTACGACGCTCTGGATGCTGAGGACAAGGCGAACGCTGAGGAAATCACGCAGTAAGGAGACAAAAATGTTTCATTATCACTACATCAAAGTCATTGCTGATTCCGAAAACATGAGTACGAAAGAAATCACTTCTATTCTGCAAAAATACTTTGCAAAACAGAACGATGGTTTTTACCTCGAAATCGACTTGGATAATCATGCCGCTGATTTCGATGGTAGCGGAAAATGGCTCATGCGGTTGGAAGGAAATATTTTGTGGCTAAATGGCGAATACGTTGCGCTCAGCGGTGTGCAACAAAACAACCCGGACGATAGCGTTATCGTCAAAATTTCCGCAATTCGTTATATCATTGTTCACAATAAGGAGTGATATCATGGCAAGCACTACATACGAGCAAACGCCTCGCTATTATTATGATCAGCGTGCGTACCCGATTTTGTGGCCCGCAGTGTGTGACCATTTTGCCAACGGCGGCAAAATGGGGCATTACCGTGCTGTGACCGCTCGAGTGCGCAACGCCGGACAGCTGCCGCAGCCTTTCTGGCTCGGTGCTGTCTGTGGCGGCGGCTCGTGTAGTCTTTCCGCCAGCGTTGCAAGGGCTTGATGCGGAACAGATAAAAGCTGTGATAAAACGTGCGCCGCTTGGGAGGTATGACCGGAAAATCGCCCGGTTGCGGTACGTTGACCAGCTATGTCAAATTGATATTGCAGCGCGTGTGCCTTATTGCCGTACATCGATTGGTAATAGGTTGAAAATCATTGATAAAATACTGGATGTGTGATAAAATTAAACTAACAAATCCACCCGGCCTCTCGAAGAAGCGCATTAGGATGGATATTTGAAAGGCTGCGAGCCTTTGTAGAGAGCGGGCGGCCCTGTGGGGCTGCTCACTCTTGATTTTAGACTTTGCCGTTTCGGCGGCATAAAAAGTCCCCCACTTTGCCGAAGCCCTGCGTTCCACGCGGGGTACTTTGTAGGCAAAGTGGGGGATTTTTTGTTTTACAGAAGATTATAATGTTCCACCAATAGGAATCTGACGTATGCGGGGCACGCACGCTTTTCACCGCACCAGTCCTGCACAGTGCGCCGCGGGACGCCCGCCTGCTTTGCAAAAGCGGTCTGCGACAAGCCGGAAGCGTCAACGATTTCTTTCATGGTCATGTGCGCAACATCCCAGATCTGGGCAAGGCGCCGTTTTTCAGCGTCCAGATCCACGCACCCGTCGGCATCATCCGGGATGTTGAGGGTGACACTGTTGAGGAAAACCTCGCGGGAGGCTGCCGGGTCGGTGGCAGCATTAAAAAGTTCAGCAGTGGTATACATGGTTGACTTCCTTTCTTTCGTGTGGTAGCATAATAGTATGCCTCCACGTGAGGTGTCTTTCACTAAAGTCCCCTAGTCGGTGTTCGCGCGCCGCCTGGGGGACTTTTTTTGTTTACTGCATGCTTTCCAAGAAAGCTTTGTATTGCGGATAAATCTCCTCCATGATGATCTGGCGCTCGATCTGCTCAACCTCCGGGTCACCATTGTACAGGGCATCCGCCTGCTGCTGCGTCAGCTGCATTTCCGCGGTCAGCATGTAATCGGATGCGCTGAGGTCGCTGGTTTTGACATCCCCATCGTGCACGTTGATGTGGGCGTAGATGTCAAGCACGACGGTTTGCTCATCGTCCGGGATTTCTTCTTCGGACCATTCTTGATCGTACTTCTGCAGGGACTGGGTGCGGAGTTCATCGACCTCAAGCTCGGTACCGGTGGCCATAACCTTGGTTGCGAACTCGTCAGCAGTGAGTTTTTTCATAATTGTTACCTCCATTGTGTGGTGTCTTTCACTGTCTTTATTATACACGCATTGCGTGTAATTGTCAAGGCTTTTTTGAAAATTCTATACGCGTTGCGTGCAAATGCTTGAGCGCCCATACAGCCCTGTGCTGTGTGGGCGCTTTTCTTTTTTGTCCCTCGTTGTGCGTTCGTTGTCTCTCCTGGCGATTTAAAAAAGTACACTGGGCGCAAAGGGAGGGGGTGCCATGTGGCACAGGTTTAACCCAAACCCGCGCGGGAGCAGCGTCGGGGACTGCGTAGTGCGGGCGGTAGCTGCGGCCACCGGTCAGAGCTGGGAGCAGGCGTATATTGCGCTGGCGCTCACCGGCTACGCCCTCGGCGATATGCCCAGTGCCAACCGCACATGGGGCGCGTACCTCCAAAAACAGGGTTACAAGCGCCGCATGGTGGAAGCAGACTGCACAACCTGTTACACCGTGGCAGATTTTGCCCGGGAGTACCCGCGCGGCGTGTATGTGTTGGGCTGCTCCGGCCACGTCCTGACCGTGATCGACGGTGCGTGGTGGGACAGCTGGGACAGCGGCGCAGAATGCCCGATCTACTACTGGTATAAGGAGGAGTAAACGATGCCGATTTATAACGGATACCCGCAAGTGTTTTACCCGCAACAGCCGCAGGGGCAGCTTGAAACGCTTCGAGCTGCACAATTTCAACCTCAGCCCGTCATGATGCCGACAATGCAG